TACAAGACGCTTGCGGCAAACACTACTTTCACTGAATCGCTTTCTGATGGTGAGTTTGTCACGCTGATGATTGATGATGGCTCTGCGTACACTGTCACATGGCCTACGACTACATGGGTCGGCGGCTCTGCCCCAACACTAGAAACTACAGGCTACAACGTCATTGAATTGTGGCAAGTGAACGGCACCCTTTATGGTGCGTTTGTAGGCGCTGCATAATGCTCAGAAGTAAAATGATACGGGCTGCAATCCCAAAGGGCGCACCAATCAGTTTTGTGGATGCTACGAGCGGAACTGGCGGGTATGGCTCTACCGGAACCATTACGGTATCAACGGACGACTTTGTGCTTGGGTTTAGCTCGGGAAGATTTCCAGCCGATGTTTCAAGCCAAACGCTCGGCGGGACTAGCAGCAAATCATCTGTCACTGACGACACCACTGCTTTTGGCGGTGCAACTGCTGGCTATCAATCAAACGAATACCTTGATATTTTTGGTCACTTCACTATTACCTCTGGCGGTACGCTAAATTTAACTGATACGGGTGGAGATTCCTCTGCTGCGTATGGGCTGCTCGCAGCAGACGGTGGAGACAGCCTTTCGTTTCAAAATGCGGGGTCTGGATCAATCAGCGTTTCATCAGTGACGACAGACGATCTGGTTGTTATTTTTGAAATTGCAGAATCTTTTGGAAGCGCTCCGACATTAAACGCACCGTCTGGATATACTTCTGCCATGACGTACACCTACACGGCAGGAAAGGGCGGTGGCACTACGGGGGCCAGAGTCAGGGTGAGCTATCAAACAGGCCAATCTGGAACTGTAAGCCACACGGTCACAACGGCAGGGAGCGCGGCAAATGCAGCCGCAATCATAAGGATATATAACGCATGAGATACTTTGAGTTTCCATATTGCAAGGTTACTACTGATGGCGTTGCGGTTGCTTGCACGTTGGATGAGGTCAGAAAAGAGAACCCAAACGTATCTTTTCCTGTTGACCCGCCAGCGTCTACGCTTGCTGAGTACAGCGTTTATCCTCTTTATCACGACTCGCAGACTGCGTTTGACATTGTTGAGCGCGGCCCTATTGAGGAGCGAAATGGAGAATACTGGCAGACCTATGACGGACGAGATAGAACGCCAGAAGAAATACGACAAACGATGGTCGTTTCGATGCGGCAGGCTAGATTGGCATTGCTGGCGCAAAATTATTTGTCACTGGTAGAAGATGCTATTGACCTAATCCCAGAGCCAGATAAAAGCAAAGTACAAATTGAATGGGAATATGCGTCAATCGTAGAGCGAACGTCAGAGTGGGTATCAATCATGCAGCCTGCTCTCGGCCTTGATGACGAGGCAATGGATGATCTTTTCGAGTTTGCCGCGACCCTGTGAACAAAATAATTGAGGACATAGCACTATGGATTTTTTGCTCTTTTATGCTCGTAGTTGGTTTAGCGGGATTTGCAATTATGGGCTGCGGGTTGGCGATGCTGTATCACAGCTAATCAACACGGCAATCTTTTTCAGCAATAATCCGAATGAATCACTATCAGGCAGAAGTTATAGGCAGAAGCGTGATTGGTTTTGGGGTAAAATGTACAAATTACTTAATTGGGCATTTTCACCATTCCAGCAGGATCATTGCAAAAAGTCACATGAAGCTGACGTAGCAAGAGCCTCGGAGCTATTAAAGAGTGCGGTTTGATGGATGTAATGGAAACAGTATTGCGTTGGGTCGTGATGCCCATTGGCGGGTTTGTTTGGCTGATGTTTTTGCGCCAGCAGGATCACAGCACCCAACTAGCGGTTTTGCGTACTGAAACCGATATGGCGCGACAGGCCCATGATCGTGAAATTAAAGACATCAAAGACAAGCTAGACAAAATCCTCGAAAAGCTAGACGACAAGGCAGATAAGAACTGATGCTTTCTGCTTTGATTGGCCCGATTGCTGGACTGGTCACTGACTGGCTCGCAGGGCAGCGAGAAAAATCCCAAGCCAAGCACACTGCCCAGATGCAAGTGCTATCTAATACGGCGCTCTGGGAAGCCAAGATGGCAGAGGCCACAAATCAGTCATGGAAAGATGAGTGGTTTACAATTTTGTTATCTTTGCCAATTTTGGCAATCATCTATGGCGTCTGCATGAATGATCCCGATATAATTGACCGCGTGGGATTAGCGTTTGCTCAGTTGAACGCGCTGCCTGAGTGGTATCAATACCTCCTTTACCTTGCCGTTTTTGCCAGCTTTGGCATACGCGGTGCTGACAAAATCTCACAGCTACTTACAAAGCGATGACCTATTTCAGCGAAGACGAGCTGCGCTGTCAGTGCGGCTGTGGAATTTATGAGTTTAATGAAACAGTATTGGCTACACTTAACAGCATTCGGGACGATTGCGGTTTCCCTCTGCCCGTTACTTCTGGCTATCGCTGTATTGAACACCCCTTAGAGCGCCATAAAGAGCGCGTAGGGGCACATTCGCTTGGGGTGGCTGTGGATATAGGGGTAAGCGGTAAACGCGCCCACAGGCTCATAGAGAGCGCCCTAGCGCATGGTTGCCAGAGAATAGGGGTAAACCAGCGCGGCGAGGGCCGATTTATCCATCTCGATTGGGCAGACGAGCTGCCTCACCCTACCATCTGGAGTTATTGACTCCTTTTTCTCGCAATTCGCCCCGCTATTGCGGGGTTTTTTTTGCTCAAAATTTGGAAAAAAGTTAATCAAAAGGGTTTACACTGTAATTTGATCGGATTAGTATTCGAAAATCCAATCGGATAAAGGGGAGGCAATGTGAACATTTGGATTGATTACCAGCCAGCAGAATCGCAAGACATAATTGCTGGCGCTCGCATTATTGACCTTGAGAATCACGGCTGCATTGTTGATGCAGACCCGCTTGACATCACTGCTATCTATTCAGTCAACGGCGGTATGTATCCTGACGAAGCGTGGGGCCAGACAATCATGGTTGAAGAACTACAGTTGTCTGTCCGCACTTGCAGTTGGAAGGGCTACCGCATTCTAAATCCCGACGATGTTTGTTGGGCGCTATGGGAGAGAGACAATGACCAATAAAATGCCAAAACTGGAACTCATCGACACGGCTCCGCTAGAAAAAGCTATGGGCGAGTTAGAGCAGGCGCTCGAAATGCTCAAGCGGATCAATTACGAATTAGATCAAGGCCCGCCCGAAGTGCATCCCGATGAGCCTACCGATTACGAGAGCATGACTCATGGCTACTAAATTGGAGAGCAAGTTTGATGGGATTCCGGTGGTCATGCGCGAGTATGGCACACCGGAGTGGGAGGCAATGAAGTGGTGCGACAGTTGCAATGACCACGTTTCTGGCCCTGTTTATCAGCAAGAGGACGACAGTAACAAATACTGCGTCAACTGTTGGGACGTGGTGCAAGAAATCAATCATGACCATGCCGTAGGAGAAATGCAATGAGCTTATTCAGAGAGCTGTCTCAGGTAGTCGTAAACGAATACACCGAGAAAAAAGGCCAGTTTACTTATCTAAGCTGGGCCTTTGCGGTGCAGGAATTGTTGAAGCGGGTGCCTGACGCAGAATGGGAAATGCCCGAGCCATCAATTTTTGCAGATGGCACCATGATGGTCTGGTGCAAGCTGACAGCAAATGGAATTACCCGAACCGCCTACTTGCCTGTCACTGACCACCGCAATAACGCGATTCAAAATCCCAATGCGTTTCAGATCAATACCTCGATGCAGCGTTGCCTTGCAAAAGCCATCGCTTTGCATGGGTTGGGACTGTATATCTACGCTGGCGAGGATTTGCCACAGGTCACTGATTACGACATTGCCAATCAGAAGCTAGATGCTGGCGAGCCTCTTGCCTTTATGGAGTGGGTTGCAAGCCTTCCAGAAGAAACAATTACGCGGGTTTATAACGATGCCCCGTCAGGCTTCAAAGTTAAATTCAAAGCCCGATTTGATGACGAGCTACGCAAAGCAGAGGCAATAATTGCCGAATACCATTCGCAAATTGTCAGCGTGATAGAGCAAAAAGACGCGATGGGATTCAAGCAGCTTTGGGGCGAGTTAAATCAAATGACAAAAGACAAAATTAAATCCCGTCTGAATCAGTTTGAACTAAAAACTGCGACAGACTTTTATGAGCAAAAAGGAGAGGCAGCATGAAAATTGTCAAAAGGTTAGTAGCAGCTTGCAGATATACAACGAAGGCTGGCGACGAAAAAACGAACTGGGTTGAAATGGGGGCCATGTGGAAAACCGACGATGGTCAATTTCGGCTCATGGTGAGCGCTGTTCCAACAATAAATTGGGATGGATGGGTTATGCTGCAAGACCCATGGGAGCCAGAAAAAATTGCAGAGCCTAAACAGGAACCCAAGAAAGAGGTAGTAAGTGATGCAGACATCCCGTTTTAACATCGGCAAGTCTTTGCGGAAAGCGCAGGCAGATCGCAGAGTGACTAACAAAGCGCTAGCGCAAACCATTGGGGTCAGCCATATCCAGATTGCCAAGTGGCGGTCAAAAGAGGATATGCGCTTCTCAAGAGTAGCGCAGCTAGCAGATCATTTTGAAATGACCCTCGATGAATTTGTTTCAATGGGCTGCTAGTGGTGATTAAATAAAAACCCCGCCTTGCGGCGGGGTGGTATAGCTTTAGGAGTGAGCTATGAGTGTGACAGAAGGGGAGAACTGCCACACCTTCAAACATATCACATGGATTAGGCTTTGCCTAGTGTTTCTCCCAGAGACTGTTGGGCAGTAGGCCGAGGAATATAAAAACCTCGGAGCGGAGTTGACCCTCTCCATGATATGCCCCCCAGCGCCGAGAGCAGGTGACGGGGATAGATAACAAAATTCGATACAACAGTCATCGCTCGTTATATTATGTTAACCAATGGGGGAAACCTCATTAAAAGGGTTGTGCATAACATTTTTAGGAGATGACTATGAAACAGCAAGACCGAATCCTTAATTACCTTCAAGCAGGCAATAAGCTCACCAGACTCAATGCTTGGGACGCGCTTGGAATTTTAGAAGCGCCAGCAAGAATCAGTGAGTTGCGAGCGAAAGGCTATCCGATCAAGACCAGAATGTTTCCGGTGAAAAACCGATACGGCGAAATGGTCAAGGTAGCGGAGTGGTCATTATGAGCAATGAAATTACTCATCCTATTTTCGGGACAAAAATTGGCGAGTTATTTATCAATCAACAGATTGGCGAGGGCGATGTAGTAATTCAGTGCGCCTTTCTTGAGTTCGATCCATTATTGCAGGCTGACGTGCTGAACGATTGGATCGGTGTTCTCACATCGCTGTATAACGACATTTGCGAAGAAGCATGGGGAGAAGGCAATGATTCTTAAAAGCGGAGATCACTGGACGCCAGAAGATGATCAAATAATCAAATGGCAACAAACCTATAAAAACATAGACGTCTATCGTGAGCTAGACGCCATGGACTGTTGGTGCGAAGCCAATCCTGCCAAGCGTAAAACCAAGTCAGGCATAGCGCGATTCATAAACGCATGGCTCAGTAGAGCAGACCAGCAGGGCGGCAGTCCTGTATTAACAGCGAAGCCCTCAAACAAAATAAAACAGCGCGATTGGGATACTATTGACCATCTGACGCATGACTTCATGGATAACCAGCGCTTCAGAGAAAGAATGCTGCAAGAGCATGGTCGATATATGTCAGCCAACGGAGAGCGAGTTTATGCCAAATGATAATGGTGAGGGCTGGTGGATAAAAAACGAACATCAGCGCGCTGCACTGCTGCGATATATCGAAGCGAATAAAGAAAAAGACATTTGCTTCAAAATTATTCAGCCGACCAGAACCAATCAACAAAACAAAGGCATCCATGCCTACTGCAATGAAGTAGCAGAGCAGTTAATCGCGCACG